CTCGATCAATGGCCCTGCTGATAGATCCCAGGGCCACCTTCATCGCTTGAGGGTTTAGGGACGCAAGAGCAAGCCCGATTCCTGCCATTATCTTTTGTCCGGTGCTTTGATTGTCCCAATATCGCCCCTGATCAACCTCTTTCGAATTATAATACTCGTTAGATATTTCCCGATAAGATTGTTCGGCTTCGAGCTTATTCTCTTCCGTTGCATTTCTTTCTTGATAAAATTGGCGCTCAATTTGGGAGGTCTCATTAAGGTTTTCTTTGTAAACATCTGATTGCCCCTTCATACCCTGTGCATTTGCCTCGCCCTCTTGCACTAGGGCACTCTTGTATTTTTCCGCAAAAGATTCCTGCTCTATCGGCGAGCCCTGCTTTTGTGGGATGGCAAAGTCACCCGAGCTAGGCCCCTGTGGGTCGAGGTCAACACTCCCTGGCACTATCGCGACATCCTGGCCAAGATCAGCGACCAATGGCGTTTGCGGTGGGAGCTGTGCTTGATTATTCTGGAGGACTTGTCCAGTTTTAGGCTCCACCGTTTCCGGCATGTTAGCCACTGACTCGGAATTTATAGAGCTAGGCCGGGCTTCCCCTGGTAAGCCAGAGAAATACTCTGCTCGCCCGGGACTAAGACCCTTCTTTGCGACATCAACGACCTGCCCATCGTCCCTCATAACTTTAAAATAATTTTCATCTTGCCCAACCAGTCTTGCCATAAGTTAGGCCTTTCTTTTGTTTTTCAATTTGTCGAGTTCGTCTTTTAATTCAGCTTGAGCGGCCAGGATTGCGGCGAATCCTTGGCCGAAGTCCACCATTTTTCCGTCTGGGGTGTCGCGTACCATTTGTTCTCCAAGGCTGCTTTTCTCAAGGTCTTGCGCCATGACGCCGACCTTCTCTCCTTGCCCATGTTTTTCGTCTTTGTACTCAAAAGAGTATGAGTCGAGTGCATCCAAAAACTCTCCAATCCTCTCACTTGCCTCTTCGTCAGCTTTCTTTATGTTCTTTTTTTGATTTTTATCAGATAGTGACGCCAGAGCCGCTCCACCAGAAGAAATAATCCCGGCGGTCCTGTCGTTTGCTGCTGTCGTCGCTTGGTTTTGCATCTTAGCATTATTAAGGGCAACACCTTGTTTAGCGGCCAGGTATTGATTCATGCTGTCTAGTGCTGCCTGTCTCTCTTGCATCCGCATAAGGGCAGACTGCTGGGCAAGTTCTTGGCCTTGGTTGTCGGAGGCCGCGGCCACATTTCTAGAAAGAAGTGCAGGGTTAGACACACCTTTAACAGATCCTTGCAGTGCCATGGAACTTTTTAAAGCGTCCTCTTGTGCGGCCTTATACTGCTCTATGGCCAAAGACTTACCCTCACCTTTAATGTCATTTTCAAATTGGCCAGTAAGCATGGCATCTCGACCTAAATCAGCTTGAGATAGCTCGCCCTTAGCAAGACCTGGCTGTTCGAGCCCGATGCCCTGAGCGACTGACCCAGATCCCGTTCCTAGAGGTTTATTTATAATACTGTTTTTTCCCCCGCCGACATCTCCTACGGCCCCAGCGACGGCACCAACTGGCCCCATTACAGCAGCACCAATTCCACTTTTAACAGCAGACTTGCCGATGTCGCCCAAGGGGTTCTTAAAAAAACTATTCTCGCCACCCATTATATTTCCTTTTTTAAAATTATAAAATCCTCGTGCGCCGAATGGAGTTCAAATCCATAGGCTAACTGGCTTATCAAGGAGATTGTCGCCCCTTTTAGACTTGGTGCGACTGTGGCAATCAGAAAATTGCACCCCGCTTCCCTTGCCATTTTTACTATCTCGTCTACAAAATCTGAAGCGATTCCCGCCTTTCTAAACTCTGGTTTTATGTAAACATCGCCAACGTGGCATTCTTGCCCGATGATTTTGTACGAAGCAAAACCATGACCACTTTCAACGATCTCTTTTCCTTCGCGCTCTTTTATATAATCGCCATAAAGTGACATTAAAACCTCTTCGAACTTCCGAGCTTAGCGGTGCCCTTCTTAACTCCAACTTCTAGCGTCAAGGTATTAAGTTCCATAGACTCTCCTCCGCTTGTTGGATTATCGAAAATTTCAAACATTATGGCAGAGCACTTTTGATTTGCGATGTGCGCCATTAAAGAATATGGACCTGGACTGTCCACGCTAATTGTATGAGACTCATAACTTGACTCGTTATAATCAGTATAGATGCGCAAATTAAGTGTGTGAGGGCTTTTGTACTCACCCGAGACGACTGCTCGCCAAATGCGCTGAAATCCCTGCATGGTATTAAGCTTAAGCCAAGGCGTCTTTACCCTCATGGGATAAAAAGATCCGTTAAACTTAAAGGACTCGCCGTTTTTATATACAACCCCTGACTGGATAAAGTAGGTTTCCCCTCCAACGCCCAGAGCTGCGTCTGCATGATAGGTAAAAACGTCCCACTCCTTCAAGAGGTAGTGAAAGACAAGAGTGTGTCCGGACGCGAGGAAAAATCTCGCCTCATTAGCCCCCTCAATAAGAAGTGAACTCGTGACCTTCACCTCGTCAAAGCCGTGGACACTATTACCTACATATTGAATATTTAAAGACCTATCAAGGAAGTAAAATCCCTTTGCAGACTTGAAAAGCACCCCACCCGGCAAATTAAGGATTGATTGTTTCTCCTCACACCCGATGTCGCTCGACAGACTTTGGGGGGGACTAAAATTGTCATTAATTCCGTTGTTATTAGGCCCATCGCCCACGATATAATATATTGATGTACCTTTGAAAATTATTATCTTGTCGTCCAAGAAGGAACAGGCATTCACAGCACCCGAGTCGCCAAACTTTGCGGTGTCAACGCTAATTCGGTAAAAGTCAGAGAAGCTAGCACTGAGGCCAAACCTATAGGTTTTTGAATAAGCGATCTCGGCTGATTCTTTAAGGTCACTCAATACTGCCCGGCCATTGCCCACCGCAAGTGACCCAGCTTGCGGGGCAGCGTCGTTTTCGATCTCGCCCCCGCTTGTGTAAAGAATTTCGTTGCTGTCAATGTCCCCATCAACCACATCGTCGACAATTTGGATAGCGGTTGAATACGGGTTTTTATCACGCCACTTTTCGAACTCCTTTGTCCTGTAATAAACCGTCCCGGCTGCTTTAGTTCTGTACAAAACAATCTTTGCTTTGTTATACATTTTTTCCCCAAATGGAGGGATTAAAAACATGACTTGATTCTTTTCAGATGCCCCATTAGTGACTGAGATGCTTTTACTAGGAGCTGATCGAGTGAGGTCCCCTTTTGAATTGTAATACTCAAAAACAAGCTTGTACCCTCGCGTCCCAGCACTCAGGCTCCCGCCTGAGGTTGTGCTAACTGCAAGGGTTTCTGGGTTGAGCACAAAGCCAGACTCCAACACCTCCACGCCGTCAGTGTCGAGAACAATCCCAGAGGCTAACAGTGCCCCCTTTCCGTACTCGGAAGCCTGAATTTCAAAGTCGTCGACATCGACTTGAATAACCTCGATTGCTGACGAATCAAACAGAGAGTCGTCTCCATTTGAATATTTCCTTGTCTTTTCCGCAGGCATATAGAAAACGCCTGAGTGATAGCTTAACTTCGGAGGCACATAATTGGAGTCGAACCCTGATCCAAGACCTTTAGTCGTTTTTGCAAGGACGTGCGGCCTGATCCGATTGGCACCCTCGTAATTAATAAGCTCCAGCTCGCAAAAATAGTTTGTTTTCTGGAGATCTGAGTGAAAACCCAAGAGAGCATAGTTCTTCCCATCCAACCTCATTATTTCCGATTTAAAGAAAAAGTTGTAGGCATTCCAACTCCCAACAAGTGTGACGAGTTCATAGTCGTCGTAAGTGAGTTCAATCATTCTGATATAACGTTGAGGTACCCCCAGACCAGAGGTGAATTCAATTTCTGAAAAAAACTGGATAGAGTCTCCCTTGTGGATGAAATCGGTCTTGATGATAGTCCCAAGGGCCGTAGAGGATACAACTTTCTCATAAAGAATTATCGTCCCCAGCGCTCCACTGAGCCCAAAGGCAATGACCTTTTGTGCGGTCGAAATCCAACTAAAATAAATATTCCCGCCGTAGACTTTAACTGCCAGACCATAGTCTGGATCGCAAGCATTTGTTGGTGTGAAGTCTGTGTTAAACAGCGTCAAAGAAAAGTCAAAGAACCCCGCCCCAAGCTTAGTGGCGTTTTCTTGGCAAAAATAAACAACCTTGTTGCCCTCTTGGGTGGAGGTAAGCCTTGACCCAATAGGTACGACCCTTACCGGGCCAGAAGCAAGGCTAGTAAGTTGGATATCGAAGGCTTCATATTTTATAACAGAATCCCGCTTGTAAATAACCAACACCTTCACAGTGGCGCCGTCATCAAGTATGTGCACTCGTGGCAACTCAGATTGATCATCTAGGATCGTGGTTATGACGTTGTTTTTAGTGTGGTCGTATAAACTAAGTACTACATTCGAGCTAGAACTTTCCGTCTCCTCATAGACATGGGCGGACAAATTTAATCGCGGACTAAATGCCATATCTGGGTTGTTCTGGGTCGACCCTCTGTAGTTCAAGTCAAATCCTTTAAGTTTTGCGGGGAATTTAGCACCCACAAGCTCTCGCCAATTATTTGCCGGACTATAGAATGAATAAAATTTTCTCTCGCCACTGATGGCCATTAGGGTTTTGCCAACTTTAAAAATGTTTTTCACGTTCCCAGACAGGCTCCCCCCTCCCTCAATCTCATGGGGTATCTCTTCGTACCCTTTACATTTCTGCAAGGCCTGGAACTTGTTGAATGTTGCATTTTCAACAACTAAATTTTTGGTTGACAAAACCTTTGCATCTACTTGCGTTTCGATCCCTTGTGCCAGATTGATGTCGATAAGTTGTTTTTGTAGTGCCATTTAAAAAATCCATAGACTTGCGGTGCAAGCCCCACTTGCCGTCAGTGTTATTTGTGCCTGATCTTTGTCGTTGCTATATATTGTCGCGTTTGTGTTTCTGTCAATCACCAAGAACCCAATGGGTGCAACCCCAATAGAGTGGTTTATTTTCCTGGGAGTCGTACCAAGACTGACATCGCTAACTAGCTGCCCCCTCAAAAGCGGGTTATGTGTAAGTTGGAAAAAATAGCGCTCAAGATTTAGCTGGAGCCTTGCTAGAAGTTGCTCTTTAATGTTTATTTTAGTAAATTTCTCTAAAACCATGATTGCCACTACCCTCCACGTCGTTAATTCTTTCCGGTCGCGCTATATCTTTTGGGGAACTCGAAGCTATTCTAGCCTCATGTCTGATCAGCGCCCTCTCTAAATGTCTCGTGTCGCTCTCTTCTTCTTCAAGCAAGGCCTTTGCACAGTCGTCGATGACGTACCTTTCCCACCCATTATAAAAGTCTGCGGTGTCATCGTCCCCAGAAAGTTCTGGCGCTAAAGGTATGTAATAAAGGGTTAAAGTTTGAGAAGCCCCGTCGTGGTTGGTTTGAAGCTTATTGTTTGAAATCCGATAGCGCAAAAAACCGTCTCTATGGTTCGCGTCCCTTCGATCAAAGGTGCCGAGAGGATATCCATTACTGTCGACAACGCTGATTAATTTATAAAAGTCGTCTGGAAGGTCGTACTCGCTAGAGCCGTTAGAGAGTTGAACCGGTTTTTTACTTTCAAAGTACTCCTCACCTCTGTGTTGGATTATTAAATCATACAAAGAGGCAATGGAGTCGTTGATTAGGCTTTTCAGCTCCGGGTCACTCACAAATGAAGAGTTTTCCATCTTGGCCCTGTCTCTTACCCTACTTATTAATGTCGATAGCTTGACAGTTCCACCCATGGGCTACCCTTTTATTATGATTTCGTTCTCTGTTTTGTAGTCGTCTTTTTGAGAGATGATTTCAGCAAATGACTCTAGTGCGTTCGCAAGAGAGGCCGCGTTCTCTTCCTTGATAGCGGCTATCATTTCTCTTGCGGCGGCCTCAATCCCTGGCCTAGGAGAATATTCAAGGTCATTAACCTTGCTCTCCTTGAGTCTTTGGTTAAAAATCACGTTTGCAATTTTCTTTTTGTCTGCGGCCATCATGGTTACGCCACACTTGATTTTGTAACAATCAAAGTCACATGCACCTTTTGAGCAACAGCAGTGTCCGCGATTGTATTAACAGCAGGGGAACCGTCAGTTGCACTTACTGTGTTGTAAGTTACGACAGAGAAAGTCTTTGCTGTGACAACTTCATTGTCTAGTTGACAAGCAATATCAGTCGCACTTGCGGCCTCACTTGCAAAGCTCACACTTAAGAGCTTATTGTAGTTGTCCTTTAAGATGACATCATATTTACCAGTGCCGTTTTTAGTCACACTAACAACACCCTTTCCAACAAAAGAAACAACACTTGCATCCGCCGCCAGGGATATCTTTAATGGAACTATGGCCACCTTTTGCTCGATAGCTCCGTATAATTCATAATACATTTTTGACATAATACACCCTTAGTTAAGGGGGCCTTGCGGCCCCTAAGTTATTAAGAAAGTTTGATATTCATGTTATAAGCAGGAGCACTACACTCAACTTGCTTGTAACCGCCAACTCTCAACTCATAACCGTCGGAACCTGACTCTCTTAGGAACTTATTCCCGTCAAGATCAAGGATTCTGATTGGTTTTTTAAGAGAGTTCAATAACCAAGTGTCTCTTTGGATTACTGCGACTCTCTCTCCGGGAACGTTATCGTCGACTAGAACAGTGATTGTTCTCTTACCAGCGTGAACTTGTACGCCTCTGAAGCCGATATCGCCCATGCCGGACTTAATGTCCACATAGTTAACCTTTGAGCCAAGCTCAAGAAGTAAGTCCCCAAAGTTTCCAGAGTTCATGAAAGCGAAGTCTGGCCGAGCACCTTCTCTTGTGTGTCTTGCAAGACCTTTAACAAGAGCCTCTTCTTTACTCATCCCAGTTGCGTCAAACCTTACTCCGGCAAGTCTCGTAGTATCCGCACTACGGTCAAGATTGAAGAAAGAGTCGCCACTAGTAGGAGCTGCGTCAGGTATCCACCCAAAGAAACCGGCCATTTTAGCGTCATAATCGCCAATGCAATAGATGTAGTCGTTGACTGCGAGACTTGTGGACTTTTGGTCTACTGTAAAAGTGCCCAAATCTCTGTCGACTTCTGTCACTTTCATATCGAGAGCTCTAAGAGAGCCGCCAGTTTTAGTCGCAGACGCTTTTAGAACTTGGTCAACTTCGTAATGAATGATGTCTTCAGTGTTCTCTAGGGTGATTGTCAGGGATGTGATGTCTGAAATTTTACCAATCGCCCCTGATCCGTCGCCCCAGATGGCTTGTGCGTCTGACTGAGCGGCAGAAATCATCGCTCCGTCAACCTCCGACCTAAGAAGGCTTAGAAAAGCTCCCTTGTCATTCTCAGAAGCTTCAATTGTTTCGGCGTCAAAAGATGCAATGGAGTAATCTTTAGCTCTCTCGATTAAGAAACGAGCATATTTACCGTTACCTTTATTTGCCTGGGCATCGCTAAATGTAGCAGAACGTCCTCTGTTTGATCCGTAAATTAAAGGTACTTTTTTGTCTTCACCATAAAACATTTCGTTTTTAGGCATCAATGCCAACCAGGGGTGGTCGGTATAGCAAAGGTTTTCAACTTTTTTGTTAGTGTAAAGTGTTTTTAAGACCGCTTGGGCCTTGGACATGTCTAGTCCCATGAGTGCTCCTTAGTTAGGTTTGTTTAAAAGTAAATTTCAACGTTCCATGACTAGCGAATACCCATGACTGACGGGGGTTTTGTTTTAGTGTGCTAGAGGAAGCTTTCTGCTATCCTCATTCTTTCGTCGTCGGACATGTTTTCCAGGTCTGACTCGGAGTAACCTGAGATGAAGTCGCTCGTAAGCGTCTCGCTCTCCTCGCTCTCCTCTCTTTGCTCTTTTTGGCGTGACTGGTCGCCCTGTGGTTTACCTTGGTCACTTCTATTATCGACATTAAACAGTTTTTTGACTTTTTCTAGCTTGGAAAGGTGTTGAATTTTTTCCATGTAGAACGATTCCACTTGCTCAAGTGCCTCGTCCGGCTCCATGGTTTTGCCATGCTCTTCAAAGTAATTCTGCATGACCTCATAAACTGTGTCGATTTCGTCAAGCTGGCTGACAAGCCCAAAGTCCTCGCCTTTTTGTTTGGCGTAGTCCCTTATATTGTTTTTAAATGTGTCTATTTTCTGTTTGTATTGAGTTTCTTTCTCGCTCTGATCTTTGTCTTCAATTCTTTTTTCCAGCTCCGCAATTCTCTTTTCTGTGGCGCTTAGCTTCTCATTTGCCTCGATCTCTTTGGATCGGTCTTCCTCATTTAAAATGTAGTCAGACAACTCGTCGTAAGACCCGCCAAGTTCTTTTTCAAGAAACCTTTTCGGATTTTTCTTATATTGCCCTCTGAGTTCTTCTAAGAGTTCATCCCTTGAGGACTTTCCTTCGGCTTGCTGCTCTAATGCCTCTTGCTTTGCCTTCATGTCCCTTATTTGCTTTTGGTATTTACTCTCCATCTTGGCGAGCTCTGCAAATTTTTGGCTTAAGGGGTCTTCTTTAGCCTCCTCTTTCGGAGGTTCTTGTTTTGGTGCAGCTTCACTGCCCTCGCCGTCGTCAAGCATGGCCATAAGTTCTTCGTTGCTTGGTTCATGTCCTTGATGCTCCAAAGGAACATCTCCATTTGTTTGATTGTGATCGCTCACGGCATCCGCTTTGCTGGCGGTTTGCATTGCTTCAGTTTCCATTGACTAACCTCTTTTCATAACTGTTATATTGCACCCTCGTCGGGTAGTTGTCCCTCTGTCATTGCTTGCACTTGTGCTCCATCTGCTGCCATTTGCTCCTCTGCCATTGCGTCGGTTTCTGCCTCGATCTCGGTGGACTGCTGTTCCGGCGGATTAATTAAAAGCATGGCCTGATCAATCCACATGCGGAAAAGATCAAGTTTTTCATCGTCAAGGCCCTGTGTCTCAAAATACGTGAGAGCGTTTTGGACGTAAGGCATAATCAAAGCGTTTTGGTGATAAGTATCCGGCTCCAAGAATATCCCTTTAAGGAAATTATTAATAATCCTAGTCGCCATTTTATAGTTTGCCGTTCTAAATTGCGTCACACTCTCAATGTCGGGGAAGTCTAAAAGTTCAAGTCCTTCCTCTTGTCCGATGAAGCCCGCCTGCAATAACTCTTGAGTGTATTCCAATCGCCCCGCTGGCGTCTTTGGAAGCATCGACGTAGGATAGAGCTGCATTATATAACTGTCCTCTTCCAGACTAACCTCTTTCCATTTCAAGAGCTCGGTGCCTTCCTTGTCGTGAGCGAGTATCGAATAATCTTTTTCTTCACTCGATTCGGACAACTCTTTGGCGAGGGCAACATAGTGACGAGCAACATCCAAGTGAAACTCCTCCCATGTCTTAGCAACTCTCGCAAAACGCTCGGTTTCGATGTCGTTATATTCTCTAAGGGCCTTCCCTGAGTTAAGCCCCCCAGGTTTTTTTGATTGAGCGGACAATTGAGATAGTCCAATAATTTCGAAGGACTTTGCGTAAAGGTTCTCAAGGTGGTTTGCAAGTTCTGGGCTGACGGATCTGGCCACGTCAAAGATAGGAGGTGTCCCAGAGTACTCAACTATTGCCCCAACCTCGTTGTTTAAATGCCCCTTAACGACCTTAGAGCCTCTTTCTAAATAGGTTCTTGGGACAGAGCAGAGGTGTATGGCCTTAGAAATTCTTTTAATTGTTTTGTTGATTTCTATTTGTATTGGTGCCAAGGCCTCCGCAACGCCTTTGCCGTAATAACCAAGAATGGGGTCAAAGATTTGATATTTACTAAATGGGAAGTATTCTTTATCCCACTCTTCCTCGAAAAGTGCGGCTCCTTTAATGCAAATAGTGTGCTTGCCGTCGCCTGAGTCCTTGCCACTAGGCAAATGCCACGCCTCAACGACTTTAACCATGTTTGATAGGGTATGATCACTTGTCAAATCATCGATACCTGGCTCAATGGCTTCTATCTCTTCTTTGAATTTTGGGAATCTCGACTGCAACGTGTCTTTTGAAACGTATCTAACTTGAAATAGGGATTTGGGTTGGCCATAAATCGCTTCCTTTTGATCGGCATAAATCTCCGTTGGGAGAACCCAGTCGGTGTGGATTTTGCCGTCTCGCGAATAGTGTTTTAAAAAGCCATCGCCAAATACGCAAGCACATAAGAAGGCTTTTAATGATTTCTCATAAGTCTTTGATTGGTAGAACTGGCCGTACACAAACTTATTGAGCTTTTGCGCCTGCTCTCGCTTTTGCCAGTTTCCGGCCTCAGTTAAAAAGAAGGGTCTTGGTTGGTTTGATCCGATCTTAGACGCCAATGTGTCAATCATGATCTGCACAACGTTTAGAGTGAGTCCCTGGACTCTATCAATATACTCGACATCGTTTCCGGCAAGTCCAAAATCGTGGGTGTTGCCGTACATACATAGATAAATTTGCCCCCTATCATCACGATAGCACTGGTCATCTTGTATTGACTCAAACCGTGAGTAAACTGCCTCGGCCAGTTCTTTTTTTGATTGCTTAAACCAGTTAAGAGCGTCTTTCTTATCTATCACGCTTTACCCTTTTGACTCCGGACGATAGAAACATTATGTCCTCGTCGCTTTCATTTCCCTCGTCACTGTCTAGGGGTGTCAAATCACTTGTAAACGCGTCGATCGCGAACTTTATTTCAAGCTCGCCTTGCTTAAAATACTCAATCTTATTTTCTTTTAACATATTGATTGTTTTTACCAATTCATCCATTCGTCTTGTTTCTCCCGATGTCTGATTGCCATTTCTTCGGCCTCTTTCTTTTCAAGTTCGTCCATGTAGGCGTCTGAGTTGATACTTTTCGGAGGTTCCGGCTCAACATAGGTATAGTGATATGCCTTCCTCCATGCGTACAGAGCCGAATCTGAACAGTGATTTTGACAGCGAGGGTCTTCATCGCGCTTGTCCTCGTTCTTCCACTGTAAAGAATCCCACTCTTTTTCGAGGTCTTCACACTCACTATCGACAATGAAAGCACTTTTGGTAATTAGGTCATCCCGCATAAGTCTTAAGTAGGTCGCCTTGTCCGATTTCTCGGCACTTTCAAGCGGGATCTGGTGTCTTTTCTTGATCTCTTCAACGCCTTGCTTGTTGGCACCGTCCACAATGTAATGCAAGAGCTCGTACTTCTTCTCAAGCTCTTTCACTTGATTGGCGGTGTCGGTGAAATCCATTTTAGTGTCTTTAAAAGACTCAACAAAATAAACGCGAGGATCGTCAAAGCTAAATGCGACGACTGTAAAGCTTGTGGCGTCGTTATAGCCCAAATCCACACCAAGGATGTAATGAAATTTTTTATCACTGGGAAGCTCATTGATCATATTATCGTCGTCATAAACAATTATTCTAAGCTCGTCATCGGTACACCACTCGTTTAAGTAGTGAGTCCTAAACCATGACGCTTCCACGACGTTGGGATTTGCCTTCTTTAGATCCGCGATTTCGTCAGCCCACTGCTTTACCATGTGAGGGTTGTCATAGGCTGTCCATGCGTGATTAGACCACGCGACGGCCTTTTCTCTTCCCTCTGTTACCTGTTCGAAAAATGTGTTCGGGATGTTCTCGCATGTCCCGAGAAGTGAGAGCCAGCTATTTGGACGTAAGTCTGCGAGTGCAGGCATTATCATTTGATAGCAAACCCTTACCATGTTAACAGTCAAAGAGCCTGCCTCGTCAATGCTCGCCTTCCTGAGTTTTTGCCCGAGAATTTTTCTCATTTGCTTCTCACTAGCGTCAAGCCCAAAGAAGCGAACTCGCGAACCGTTAGGCCATGTAAAAGATCTCTTGGATTTGTTGGCCTTAATATCAATTTTGAACTTTTCGGCAAACTCTAAATAAATGTCCCACGCGATTTCCTCGGCTGAGTCAAGAGTCAAGGCCCCGTAAACCATGCGCGACCCTGGATACTTCTGTGCAATCCTAAAGTTGTCCAAAACATCGCCGGAGGACTTGCCCGCCCTTCTCGTGCACTTCATAGAGCGGAACCGCGAAGGATCAAAAATATAATCCAACTGCTTATCAAAAGAAGCTCGTTTAATCTCTAAGGCCATGTCAACTTTACGCTTTAGCTTTTGCCTGCGCGCGAGCTCGGCCAGTATCTCGTAGGCGTCGTAGTTCATTCGCCTTTTTTAGAACCCACCTTTTTCTTATCTCCACCTGTAATCATGTAGCAGATGTTTGCAAGCCCCACGAGAGCGACATTAGAAGTCTCATCTTTAGCCTCGGTGTCGACAATGGTCAAAAGGCCCTTATCAAAGCCCATGGTGTAGCGGTTCCGGTGCCCAAAGGTCATGTTCGCCAAGTTTACGCTACTCAGGTTGACCCCACACAGGATGACTGGTTGGTGAAATTTTGCGATTTTTATTTCCACTATACTCTCCTTACGAATAAATCCACTCTGGGATTGTGTTTATCTATTTCTCCACTGTAGTAATGTGTTGACTTGATAAAGGTGTCGTTATCGTCCTCAATCACGCCTGCCTGCACTAAGGCATCGGACGCAAACTTTTCGTGAAGACAACACACGTTTGCCCGGTCCACTTTTCTCTTGTCGCCCCGGTGCATGACGAAAACAAGCTCCACTTTGTCGCAAGCAAGGCCTGGGATTTGACTCCTAATGATGCCTTGATAACTTTGCTTTATCTTGTTTCTTACTTTGAAGTGCCAGTTGTGATAATTATTTAGGTTTATGTGAAACCTTTTTACCTTGCGAGCACCCAACTCTAAAAACAAAGGCAACTCAAGCTTAAAGAGATAATCACTCACAGGCACTCAGAAACTCCTCTTTATCCTTTTCTGGGCGGTCTATCTTGAAAGACTTTGGGCCTGTAAAGGCGACATAAACCTGCCCACCTTTGACCTTAACGACTTCGGCTAGGAGCTCCTTCCCGTCCTCGGTGGTGACTCTTACCTTTTGGTTTTTCTTTCTCATTATAACTAACGCCATTACGCACCCGCCTCGTAAAACTTATAAGGGTTGTATTCAAGCTCCCATTTCTTACCAATCTCGCTGCTGTATTCTGTTTGGTGTGTGATCTGGATTGCTCTCAAGTCCTTGCCAAATGCCTCTTTGACGAGTTGCTTGCAGACTCCAAACTCCCGAAAATTACCCTTAACATAGGCAAAATGGAGCGTGTGAGGGCGGTTATAAATGATATATCCGTAAATCACATAAGGGTCACTCGGGTCGCTGGCGACAACACAGGAAAAAGAATTTATGCGTTTTTGAATCGCCTTATGGTGTCCTTCCATGAAGACGCTCTTTTTCATATCCTTGTACTTCTTTGAATTCCAACAAGCGTTGAGCCATGTCGAGGTTATGAAGGCGATGTCCTTCTCTGTGGCGTCTCTAAAGTTTATTTTCACTATTCCTCTCCCATTTCTTTTAACGCCTCTCTGGCAAACTCAAGCAAATCCTCATCTGGGATATTGTTCAAAGCCAAAGTGGTTTCTTGCGGCTCCTTCCCACAAACTCTTGTGATTAAATATTTTATTGTTTCAACGTCATTTGACTCCCTAAGCAGGACGGTTTCGGCTCTTGAAAGGTCGCCAGGGTTATCTTCGACCCACTTAAGCATCTGAGGCTCTGTCTTATGGAATACAAGCTTTACTATCTTACCTATAGAGCCCCAACACATGTCTTTATACATGCTCTTAGAGCCTTTTGGCCGTCCTTTGGGGTTGGATACTTCCCCCTTCTTAAATGGTCTTCCCTTACCTGGCATTGGCTATTCCTTCACTATAAATTCAACGCATCATATTAAATCCATCTGGCTGCTATAAACTTTCTTTTTGTATTCCATGTTGTTGTTGAAAACATCCATAGGCTCCAAATCCCAGCCTTCGCCGTTGTCGTGTTCTTTCATGTGGAAGTGCTCATTTAGTCCAAACGCGTAAATAATTTGGTTAACCCATGGGTCACTTAAGCTGAATGGGTCTTCAAGCGCATCATAAAACTCTTGCAGCTTTTGACTTATCCTTTCTCGGCTCATTTTGGAGCTCCTAGCAATATCGCTTACGGTATGGCCTAAGATAAACTTTGCGACCAGCAAAACTCTGTCGTCTTTGCTTGCCATTCTCGCCACGAGCTCCCACTTAATGTATAGTTTCACTTCGTCTTTGGAATCATAAAGAATCCCGCAATTGAGGAGCACACTCTCGTCAATCTCGTCTCGCTGCTCGTCCATTTCTATCGACTCTTTTTTCCGACACGCCTTCTTTATGTAATCGAGGACGGCACCGTTGCAATGGGTTTGAATAAACGCCTTCCAGCCACCGTCAGCATCAAGCCTCTGGTAAGCTTCCAAAACGCGGACAAAGCCAGTTTGCTTAATGTCTTCTTTTAATTCCCAGGACAGTTGAGAGGCGTATTTATTGATTGAATAATCTAGATACGTTTCAGCCTTCGCTAAAACTTCTTCGATTTCAGGCATTACTCCCTCACTGTCTGAGTATTTGATGTATTATCGAGATGTTTCTAGAAAGTGTTGGAAGACGACCACCTGTTCAGCGTGCTCAGGCATGGAGGCTCTTCCCATTTTTTGTTCTTGGTGTTCGCTCATTGTGAACGCTCTTTGATCATCTTTTTTATCTCTCGCCCTGGGTGGACCCCGAAAAGCTTTTTCTGAAAACTTGCCATTGCTTTAGGCGAATTATAAACCAAACCTAGTTAATTGTTTATTTTTATTTACATATACTTGAGATTTTTGCTAGATATTGATTAGGCC